CATCAAGTCTTCTGCTGCGTTACGTACTGGGAATCGAGGACCAGCAAGGGTACCGATTGACCAATATGAAGTCATACGCTCTGCCCACTTCTGGTGGGATACTCCCATAACTCTGTCAATGATGCCGGAACGAGCAGCTAATCTATCTAGGTCAATAATGGATGGGACTGCCATATTTGGCGACAACTGATATCCAAAGATAGCCATCTGTTGCCCATTAAATTCTGCAGGATTTGTAACTTCGGTTACTTCATCACCAAATTCATTTACCTTACGCTTTACGATTGATGCGGCATATTGTTTATTGCGGCCAGAGCCAGCAAACTCATCCATATAAGACTTACCTGATGCACTCTTTGATACACCACGTATCTCAGCGACAGTATTCCATAGACCTGCGAAGATTTGCTTACGCTGACCCTCATTACCAGCAGCAAAAGCCTCTGAAATTAGACGAGAATGGTAGCGGGTATTACCTAAACGAGCTAAGCGATATACCTGAGTTGCAGCATCTGATGCGTTAACGTCAAAGAACCCATCCTTGAAGTAAGGAATGGTTGTGAACTTGCGTGCAAAGCGATCAAGACGACCTTGAATTTGAGCAAGTGGCATACGATATCCGCCGTCTGCGCCCTTGAATCGTCCTACTTGACGTTCTGCTTGAGCAATGTCCTCAGCACGGGTAGTAATACCAGTAGCAATATCTTGATATTCTGGTCCAGTACCATATAAAGCCTGAACAAGTTTCTGACCTACGCTATCAATGTTAAAAACTTTGTCAGTTGCCGTAAAGAAATTGATACGAGCCTTGCGTGCTGCATCTAAAGTTGGGATAAGTGGGGTCTTTCTAGCTGATTGGCCAGCTAGAATTGTTTTTATATCTGTCTGATTCTGTAAATAAGCCTTAGCAGTGTCAGCATTCTTAACGCCTGCACTGATAAATTCATCAACGGCGGCGGGACCAAACTCTGGCGCTATACGCCGTAGCGCTGTTGAGGCCTTTTCTGCAGCAACAATATCTTTTGCAGCACGAGCATTCTTAAGATTATCAAGTTCTTTGCCGTAGGTATCAAAAAAGTTAACTACGCCTTTGTTTTCAAATACTCTGTCTACGCTCTTGACATCACCAGCAGTGGCCATAAGGTTGCGGCCATAGGTAAACTTTTCTTTTCCAAGGACATTGAAAAGCAAGAAGTTTCCAGCATCATAGGATTTCTTTGCTTTACCAAGTATAAGTGTAGGATCTGCAAATACTCGATAAGCAGCATCTGTAAATCCTGAGATGCCTTTGTATAAGAAGCCAGAACTTTCTAAGCCTTCTGTAAGCAATAAGTTTGCTAGTTGACGACCAGGTGAGTACTTAGCAGCCTGTACTTTATCAAGCGCATCTTGGAATAATTTGTCTTCACCTTTGGCTGCAGTTGAAGCAATAAGTTTTTCTGCATCTGTTCCGCCGGCAATAATCTCATCCAACGGTATGCCCTGAGCAACCTTGACTGCTACGTTAATACGGTCTGTACCATATTTATTCTTAGCGTCAGCAAGACGAGTTGGACTAAATACTTGGTCGCCCTTGTCATTTGCCATCTTAAAGGCTTTATCTAAATCTACGCCTTGGTCGATTGCGATTGCTCCAGTGCGGTAGACGCGGGTCATAAAGTCAGATACTTCGTTTAGTGCGCCAAATACACGACCAATACTTTGCTTGACACCTTGGCCTGCATAATGGATTGCTCCACCAAGCCAGCCGCGCTTTTGCTCTGGTGCCTCTGAATCATCTCCACCAAAGAGTGCTACGTGAGCAGTCTGTTGATCTTGTGGTAACGATTGAAACTTCTTCTGAGCTACCGGAGCAGGCAGCGCTAAAAGGTTCTTGTGGGAATCTAATAACTTCTGCAAGCCATCAACTTGAGCCTTTTGCTTTGGCGTAAGATTGGCTTGTGCTGCTGCTGATGTAATAGAATTTTGTGGCACTACATACCTCGCGCTAATGCACGTTGATAAAGAATTTCTACTTCTCCACTTTGGTCATAGGGAAGCATTCTTGATAAAATGTCAGATAATTTTTCTTGAGTTGTTGGAGCCATTGCTAAAGTCTCTGGCCCAGGACCTGCTCCTAGAGGAATACCTGATGTGATTGGTTCATTTGGGCGCTCTGATGGAGCATATAAAGGTGTAATAGGCGTCTGGCTTGGAGCCATACCCATCTCACTGCGTGATGTTGGGCGTACATCTGGTGTTGATGCAAGTGGAGCGCCTGCTTTGATAGCGGCTTGCTCTACACCTGCGCCATATTCTGGCGATTGAAATGAAAGTCCATCGGTTCTTGTGGAGAATTTACCTGGACCTGCTGGGCCTGCTAACGGACCTCTAGCCATTTGGATCCTCCATCTTCTCTAAATCTTGTGTGAATTGTTCCCAAGCCTTATTAACTTGAGTCTTTCTAATTGCGTTATATGTTGCCAAATCTAAAAGTTCTTCTGCGAATACGTGAATTGCGCTCATTACATTATGAAACAGTCCTGCGAATACAACTAAAGTATCAGCGAGACGGACAGAGCGTGGAACATAATCTGGTTCTTCTTTCACGCTCTATCCTCTCGTATTAAATACACTAAGCCTTCTTGCCTTTACGAGCCTTAGCAGCATAGCCGAAATCGACTTTACCGCCTTTTGGCTTCTTCATATCTTTCTTGCCTTCTGTTGGCTTTGCCATAGAAGCCTTTGCACGACCACCTTTTTTCATATCACACCTCCCTTACCCTGCAATAGATGCGAGTAACGACGCTATATCTGGACGAGCGCCAGCAGCAGGGGCCGCACCAGTCATCATTTCTGGAGTTGGCTGCGAGGCAGGGGCTGGGGCCATACCTGCTGCTGGAACTTGTGCGCCCATCATTTCTGCTGGGACTTCTGGTTGAGGCTCTGGAGTAAATACTTCTTCTATGATTGTCTCAAGTTGCTTACCCTTTTGACGACCCTTGATTACTTCGGCGATTCTGGAAACGATTTGAGAAGGATCTTGACCTTGTGCTGCAAGCGCAGGAATAGTCTGGGCGTACTGAGCAACAGCAACGCGCAGAGAATCGCGCATCTCTTCAATATCCACACGCTGTTCTTCTTGAGTGACATTTAACTCCATCGGAATCTCACGACGTACATAGTCGCGGCTTACAAGTTTGTCGCTACGCATCTGTAGCAAAGCAATGATTGCGTTGTTTGGATTGAGGCCGGACATAATTCCGTAGCGAACATCTACTCCATATTCGCTTCTGATGTCACGGCTTGGCACATACTTCATATTGAATGGAGTGCCGTCATCTACTCCCTTGATTTCCTTGGTCATATTGCCAAAGATTTTCTCGTCAATCTCAAAGCAGAGTGATGTTAGTTCTGTAAATAGGCGTGCAAACTGTGCTTGTGCTGCACGTACCTGAGTATCAAAGCCAGCTTGGAGTGCTTGAACTCCACGACCTGTGATAACAGAGGCATCGATATTACCGCTGCGAACCTCTGGGTAACGTGAACCTAGACGTAGTTCACGCTCTAGTACACCAGATTCTGTGAAGACTCCGTTTGGAAGTTCTAGCGGCACACGGCGGATTGCTTGGGGATTAGCTGAACGCATAATCGCGTCAGGGCCAAGTGCAAGTTCTTGGACATCCTGCGGAATAGCAATCGGTGCTTGAATGGATTTCTCTGCTGCCTGAATCTGCAAGACAGCGAAACGCGCACGTGCTAGTTGTACCGCTAGAACATCATCGAATTGACCGCGTGCTTCGCCATCAATAGATGAACGTACTGCTACACGCGCTAGGCATTTGCCGATTGCATTGGGAAGATTAGAGAGAACCAAGTTATTACGATCGGGTAGATAGATTAAGTCTTGGTCTTTGTCGTGATAGCGAACCATCGTGATGTATGGCGAGCCAGAGGCGTACTGAGTCTTAACAACAATCTGATTGTAGAACTCTGGGTATTGCATAGCCAAAGATTCTGCATCGGTATTGATGACTTGAGTGATTGAGATACAACGACCAAAGCGGTCCATCTCAGGATAGACACCAAATGGATTGAGCAAACGGATGCGTGGATTGTTTGTCTCATAATCCATCTCAACGATAGATGGCAACATACCGTAGGTGTTAAACCAGTCAGCACCTTGATACATCTGAATCTGCAGTTCTGATGATGAGATGTAATAGTTTGCAATGCGTGTTCTAGTATCTGCGCTCTTTCGTGCAGAGTCAGAGACCATATTGGTAGCAGCGCAGTTAAACGATGGCAGTGGTGCCATTACCTCTGCTAGGTCACGAGCTGCAACATCGACGAAGTTTGCAACCAGAGGCTTTGGGTACTCTTCGGAGAACATCGCAGGATAAACCTTGCTGATGTCACCTTGACGTACTGATAGCACGTCACGCATACGTTGATCGCGGGCTGCGTACTTCGACTGAAGACGCGATACCTTAGCGATTACCTCTTTGGTTGTTAGCACTTAGTTGCTCCTAAATAAACTGGCGTTCTTGCTCTGCCAGTAGATTGTCAATGTTTACTACGATTCTCTTGCCACGTTCGTGACGAGACAAAAATGGATTCTTCAAGTGGTGCGTCTGGTGTATTCCTTGATTGAGCATCTCACGCGCTCTAATCTCACAGAACCAGAGAGCCATCACCATATCGGTCTTACCCTTGGTCGTCGGAGACCAGGTGATAAGTTGTTCTATTAAACTCTTGATATTTTCTGTTTGATCCGAAGGAAGATGGATAAGATTATCTCGATGTGTTTACCATCAGGC